GGATGTGAGCTGCGAACGCTAATCGCTGGACCGATGGTGCGTAAGGCGTTGTCGAGATCAAATTGACAGGTTGTGAATTGCACGGTTATTGAGCGGATGAGACATTGGCAGCTTCGGTGAGTACCGAGATGATTTGCTCGTAGGTGTCTTGAAAAGATGCCACGAGGTCCAAGGGGATGGCGATGCCGTCATCTTGAGCGTTGTCGCGGACTGCAGCGGCGTAAGCAAGCGCCTGCGTCATGGCTTCATGAAGTCGATTGATGACTGGTGTCTGCTTGGCGTTGATGTTGATAAAGTCTGGTAATGACATAAGCGATGAGTGTTTCAACTTGCAGCTTGGGCAGATCGCCGCGCATGAACGCAGCGGCATCAGCCACCAGCGCATGGTATGCCACCGTACTCAACCGTGGCAATCCACTGCTTAACGCTCTGTCACGGATGAGCGTGGTGCGGTTGGTTCCAGCGGCAGCAGCTTGGCGTTCCAGGTGTTGGATGTCTTCGGGATTAAATCGGACTTTGATTTCTTGCATTTAGTAGCCGTCTAACCTGTTTTGGGAGGTTTGGACGGTTAGACGCCTGTCGTGGACTGGGTTTGCCTAACCGTCTAACCAACCTAACCTCTTAAGAAGAATAAGTAAAAGGGGGGAGAGGGGGGGATTAGGAAACTCTCTAAGGGTAGGTCGGTCGGTTGGGAGGTTAGGACGGCGGAAACCCAGTGCCTGACTGCCGTCTAACCGTCTGACCTAACGTAGTGCCATCTCCTGCGGCCTGTCGCCTCTCGTTTCTTGACCCAGCCGAGATCCTTGAGAATCGAGGCCACCTGCATCTGGTCAGCGCGGCTTTGGCGCTCCAGCGGCTTCTTGATGGCATACTCCAATATCTCCTCAGATGTGAGTAGTTCAATAGCTGCACGCCGCTCAATGTATTCGATAATAGGACTACGCCATGGGGAGTCGATTAGGTAGGTGTTGTTCTCTTCACTGATACGATCCTCCATTGCTGCTGGTAACCGACTGGACTCACCATCGCGGTACATCTTGACTGCTGCAGCCCATATGGCATCACGCTCTAGCAATAGTGCAGCGGTATTGATTTGATCCTGCTGCGTCTTGGTGGTGGGTATGACCCAGAAGCGGCGGTTGCCGGTTTCATCGACCAAAAAGCCGGCAGTTTTGTTAGTCGTGCCAACGATGATGCCACGACGTGGAAATGATTCAACGGCCTTACCGTATGGCACGCGGAGTAGGTCTACGGCTTGCGATAAGAACGCCTTGACTTGTCCGGCGTGCTTGCGATTGGTGATGTGGTCCAGTTCCGCCCATTCCATCATCCATGAGCGGTGTAGCACCATGATGTCGTCTTTGGTTGTGATGTCGCCTAACGCATCACTAAAGAATGGACCACCTAAGCACTGCCAAAAGCTGGACTTGTATGCACCTTGATCGCCCATGATGACGCAGGCGGTGTCGTGCTTGCAGCCGGGATTAAATGCACGCGCTACGGCACCGATAAGGGTGCGTTTGAGCATCTCGTCATAGATGGTAGGTTCGCTGATGCCTTCGTCACCAGGCCGCAGGTAAGCGGTAGCAAGGCGGTCAATGTATGCGGGATCAGTGGTATTAGCGCACCATTCAAGGTATTCGCGTACGGGATCGTAGGGGTTTTCGTTGGCGACCTGCACAAGGCAGTCGATTGCTAGTTCTTTACTGACCTTGTAGCCCATTTCTGCCAGCTTGAGGTAGAAGCGGTCAGCACCTTCTACGACTTGCTCTTTGATTTCGATTTGCTGGGTGAAGGTGTTGTAGCGGATGTCATCGCATTTGCTGCGCAGAAATGCCAGCAACTCTGCGGTTTCGAGCTTCTCGGGCTTGGTGATGATCGGCGGCGGTGCATCTGCATTACTGCGACCGCCCACCACTCTGCGGGTAACAGCGGAACCACGCCACCCGTCTTTCTTGGCCATATCGCCAAGTGTGCCGAGGGTAATGCCGGATTTCTTAAAGCTGCGCCATTTGCGCTGACAGTCACTGGGTTTGTGCTTACCAGACTGCGTTGACCATTGTTCCCAGTCATCGAGGAATGTGTCATCACCCAAGCTGTGAAGCGCCATGCCAACGGCTAGCCAGTCGTCGTAGTCATCAGCCCGGCTGGCATCCAAGGCATCGAGGTATGACCTAGCCCTAGCGGTGTCATCACCACCACGCGGCTCTGGTCGTGTAACCACCGTGGGTACAGGCTTAAGCATCCGCTCCAGCAACTCCGGCGGCGCTTCGGCAATGGGTAGATCATCAGGGCTGTATTTGGTAACCCAGTGGTAGCCGGGGGTTAGTGGATGGTCACCTGCTACGACGGATTGGCAGCCGGTCCAGCGGAGTTCCACCTGCTCGGGCTTGCCTTCGGCGTCGGTGACACCAGTCTTGTATTTGCGTGTGGCGATGCCATCCCAATAGTGCTCGGGCACTTGGTAGATGACCTGAAACCTGCCGTCGCGGCCACTCGTTACGGTCCAGCTGCGGGGCAATGACGACATGGGGCAACCCCATTCGCGCAGGATGGTGCTGGCGGATTTGCCGTCGTGGTCAAGAAACAGCAGACCACCTGATGGCACGCCGCAACAAACGCCAATGGCACGAGCGCGACCGGCTTTCAGCTCAGCGGCCAGCTTGGCCTTGGATAGTGGTTTCTTCTGCCATTCGGGCTGGTATGGCCGCTTCTCGCCATCAACCGCAACAAAACCCCACCCGTCCGGCAGACGAGCTAGCTCATCGTGGATCGTCATTTGGTTGCCGGCAGGATGCCGTCTAGATGCAGCCGCAGCGCCTGCTCCAATAGCAGCCGTATGGCGGTGGCGCGGTTCATGCGGTCACCACGCCAAGAGTCAAGGCGCTGCAGCAGGTCTGGCGTGAGGCGTATATGGGTCGGATGGCTTAATCGCACGGGTCCGGGCGGGATGCTTGCCCAGCGTAGCAACGGGTGCTACGGTTGCAATGTGACAGTCGTTAGGCTGTCATGCTTAGGCAGTTGTAAGCCCGCCACAGGTGCGTTATTGTCTTGGGCAGGCGGAACAAGGCGGTCTCGACCCCGCCCCGCTCCTGGCCTCGGCCAGCACCACTTTCATGGCCAACCTCTGGTTGGCTTTATTTTCACATGGCTCCTTTTGATTTTTCCCGTTGGAGCGGCGAAGACGCTCGCCGCAAGTTCAGCGACCTTGCTCTTTCTTCTGAGCAAGTCGAGACAATTCTTGCCAGCAAGCACGGCATCAGTGAAATCCTGCTGCAAGAGTTTCCTGATCTGACGCGACGCGGCACCGTGCCTCACGCCTTTATGAAGGCGCTGATTGTGTTTGAGGAGTACGGACGCGACACGAGCTACGGCGCTATTGCTGCTGCTCTTGAGGTGAGCAGCGAAACCGCCAAAGAGTATCTCCGTGATGCCCGCGCCGCTATTCGCACTGCGCTTGGCATTGAAATGGTCCACGAAGGCGACACGCTCCGCCTTGTCGTGGCCACTGACGCACGCGAAAAAGCCATTCGAGTGCTGAACGTGTTTGAAAAGCACGTTGAGCCAGCATTGAAAAAGCTAGAGGCTTGCACCAAAAGCCTTGCTGCTAGCAATGTTCAAATGGCATTGCCTGCGCGTGCTGTTGCGCTGCTGGAAGCCAACAAGATCGAAGGAGGCAACTGATGACAACGACTACCCTCGCGGTGGTCGAGCCTCAAGAAGCTGTGTCTCTGCTGGAGAGTCCGCTCTCTTCGGCGGAGACCGCTGAACTCCAATCGTGCGAACTGGCCATTGAACTGGCTGGCAAAGATCGACTGGAGAAGGCTCTGATCATCGGTGAAAAGCTCAGCACGATCTACAACGGTGCGCTGTTTCGCGGCCTTGATGGGGGCTGCACATGGGAGCAGTGGCTAAAGGAACGGCTGCCGAAGCTGCTGCCGGAGGCGGAAGGCAGGTCGGTTGCATGGGGGGATGGAAGGCGCCTTTTGTGGGAAGAAAGAAACCTACTTGCCACCACGAGCCCTCTTGGTGGCTTACTCCCTTCAGGAGTGCAAGTGGCCGATTCTCTCAAGGCTCTTGTCCCGCGCCGATTCTTTCGCGGTGATGGAGGGGGTTGGAACCCCGCCATCCTCGACGACCCCGATGCCGCCGAGGGCATCACCAAGGTCTGGGAGCTTGCGTGTAAAAACGCCGAAGCCAACCAGCGGCGCAATGGTCCTACTGCTGAAGACGTGCGCGCAGCCCGCGAGGAACTGCGTCCCGACCTAGAGCGCAAGGGCCTGATCCGATCAGCTCCTGCATCCTTCCAAACTGCCACGGCGGCACGGGTGGAGGCGGCACGGCATCGAACGGTTGATGTCACCTCTGCCAAGCGTGGCAGGGCTGAACGCTATGAAGATGTAGCGCATGAAGAACAGGTGCGTCGTGACTTCCGCGACACCATGGCCAACATCCGCGACACCAAAGCGGAACGCCAGGCCAAGGTGGAGGTGGACCAAGTGCGCGAGCAGCTGGATGCTGCCGAGCAACAGGAGCGGCATGAGCTGGAAGAGGAAGTGCGTCATTACAACCGACGCCTTCATGATGCCAGCGTTGCTATTCATAGTTTGCTGGTGTACCTACAAACCCTTTCTAGGGTTCGCGGTACGCAGTATCTCGATGACATGCGATCCATTGAAGTACTTGGATTGATCACCGTCAAGGATGACATGCAAAGACTTCAGGATGCCGGGCAGGAATTGATTCAAGCCGTCAATCTTGCCCGTACCAGCGAGCCGCCTACGGGTGTAAACGCTCAAACGATTGAGCTGTAAACAATGCCGCCTTCGGGCGGCTTTTCTCTAATGACTTACCAAGACTTCCTAGACCAGAAAACCCACGAAGGCGCCGCCCATGACTGACATCAGACTGGGCGACTGCCTTGACGTGCTGCGGACCATGCCGGACTGCAGCATTGACGCGGTGGTGACCGATCCGCCCTATGGGTTGTCCTTCATGGGCAAGAAGTGGGATTACGACGTGCCCACGGTGGAGGTGTGGCGCGAAGTGTTTCGGGTGCTTAAGCCTGGCGGACATCTTCTTGCTTTTGCTGGCACGCGCACCCAGCACCGGATGTGCGTCAACATCGAGGACGCAGGCTTTGAGATCCGGGACATGATCGCGTGGGTCTATGGCTCGGGGTTTCCGAAGTCGCTGGACGTGAGCAAGGCGCTGGACAAAGCAGCGGGAGCGGAGCGGGAGGTGGTGGGACGATACAGCGACAACGGAAGGAAGTGCCCGAAGCACCAGAACACGCACGCAACATGGGAAGGCGATGCAATGGTGGACATCACCGCACCCGCAACCGAAGCCGCGAATCAATGGTCCGGCTGGGGCACGGCGTTGAAGCCTGCCATGGAGCCGATCACCGTGGCACGCAAGCCGCTCGACGGCACCGTGGCCGAAAACGTGCTGCGGCACGGCACGGGGGCGATCAACGTGGATGGGTGCAGGGTGGGGACGGGTGATAGGCGGATGTGCGGAACGACCGACAAAAGCGGCAAAACGAGCATTGTTCTTGGCGCTAGGCAAGAGACACGAACAGAGCTTGGCCGCTGGCCGGCAAACCTAATCCACGACGGCAGCGACGAGGTGTTGGGGCTGTTTCCGGCGGATGCTCGAAGTAGCTGTGACGGAGGGCGCTCACAAAATGCTTGCATCGGGTACAGCGGGGGCTGGAAGTCGGCTTACGACGGCAGCGCCAACCAGTATTTCGACACCGGCTCCGCCGCCCGGTTCTTCTACACCGCCAAGGCTGCCAAGCGAGAACGCCAAGGCGTCACCCATCCCACGGTGAAGCCCCTTGACCTGATGGCTTACCTGTGCCGGCTGGTGACTCCACCCGGCGGCATCGTGCTGGATCCGTTCATGGGCACCGGCACCACCATCAAGGCAGCCATCGGCGAAGGGTTCCAGGCGATCGGCATCGAGCGCGATCCCGCCTATTTCGCCATGGCTGAGCATCGCTTGAACGGCGCCCAGCTGGGGCTCGGGCTGGAGGTACAACCATGAACCTCCGCCCCTACCAAACCCAGCTCATCACCGACATCCGCCTGCAGTACCAGCTAGGGCATAAGCGTGTCCTAGCGGTGCTGCCAACCGGCGGCGGCAAGACTGTCTGCTTCAGCTACATCGCGCAGCAAGCTGCCAAGAAAGGCAACCGCGTGTGTGTGCTGGTGCACCGGCAGGAGCTGCTGGATCAAGCCAGCCGTGCCATGCCGATGCTGCATGGCCGCATTGCTGCTGGCCGCAGCATGGACCTAAGCCATGCGGTGCAGATCGCCAGCGTGCAGACACTGGCTCGCAGGCTGCACCTGCTGCCGCGTGACTTCTTCCAGTTGCTGGTGGTTGACGAAGCGCACCACACCAATGCCGGCACATGGCGCAAGGTGCTTGAGCACTTCCACAAGGCGCACCTGCTCGGCGTTACGGCAACACCGATACGCGGTGATGGTCGCGGGCTTGGTGAGTACTACCAAGCGATGGTGGAAGGTCCAACCGCGCAACAGTTGACGGATGCCGGCTTCCTTGCTGCTGCCAAGGTGCTGGCGCCACCGGGCTTCAGCGCCACCGGCCTGCGCAAGCGGATGGGTGACTTCGATACCAAGGAGTCTGAGCAGCGTGTCGGCACGATCATGGGCGATTGCCTTGGCCACTACCGCAAACACCTGCCAGGGCAAACGGCGATTGCGTTCTGCTGCTCCGTGGCGCACGCGGAGGCAGTGGCTGCACTATTTCAGTCAGCAGGTATCGCCGCAGCCAGCATTGATGGCAGCATGACCGGCGAGCAACGCAGTGACCTGCTGCAGGCGCTCGGCACCGGCAGGCTCAAGGTGCTCACCAGTTGCGCCCTAATCGGCGAAGGCGTGGACGTGCCATCAGTTGGTGGCTGCATCCTGCTAAGGCCTACGCAGTCCGAGAGCCTGCACCTGCAGATGATCGGCAGATGCCTCAGGCCATCAGGCAGCAAGGTGGCTGTGGTGCTGGACCACGTCGGCAACACGCTCAGGCTTGGCCACCACTTGGAGCAGCGCGACTGGACGCTGGATGGGCTTAAGAAGCGCGATCAAGAAAAGGCGCCCAGCGTCAAGGTGTGCCCGCAGTGCTTTGCTACCAGCATGAGCGCTGCGCAGGTCTGCCGCGAGTGCGGGCATGTATTTGCGCCGCAGGAACGCCGTGAGCTGCAGCAGGTTGATGGTGAGTTGGTGGAGATAGCAGCACGCGCTAGGCGGCGTGAGCAGTCATCAGCCCGCGACCTCGAATCCCTCCGCGAGCTAGCGCAGCAACGTGGCTACAAGCGTGGTTGGGCTGAGCGGGTGTACCAGGCTAGGCTGGCGAAACGACACGGGATCTAAGTGAGCGAGCAGCGGATACAGCAAGAGATCCGCATCGCCTGCAGCACCGGCGACACGCGCCTGTTCCGTAATAACACCGGCACGCTGCGTGACCAGCATGGCCGCCCGGTGCAGTTTGGCCTGTGCAAAGGCAGCGCCGACCTGATCGGATGGAAGCGCGTCACCGTGACACCTGAGATGGTAGGCCAGCAGGTGGCGGTGTTCCTGTCCATTGAGGTTAAGACCCCAACCGGCAAGCTGCGGCCAGAGCAGAAGCAGTGGCTGGATGCCGTCCAAGCAGCCGGCGGAATCGCTGGCGTGGCGCGGTCAGTTGAGGATGCGTTACGGATTGTGACTGCGCAGGGTTGACCACGGCGGCACAGGGTGTAGGATGCGTTCAAGCCGGATGACCCGGCATCCCGAACCGACACATGATCACCAACCCTTGGATCAACCGCATCACTGTACTGGTGGTGATGTTTGCCATCTACGCCGCTGGCTACGCCGGTGGCCGCGACCAAGCCGTACAGGCATACAACAACCATCCCGCTTGCAATACCAACCTCAAGCCATGAGTGAATCCGACGTTTATTGGACATTTGTCACTGGCAGCAAGTATGCCGGCAGTTTCTACAAGGCATTAGCACATGCTGGCCTTGCGGCTGACCCCAACAACAAACGCCGCATCCTTGCGGCATTTCCCGAGATGGTTGCCACCTATGGCACTGCCAGCAGATTGCACCAGACCATGCGCAGCGGGATAGCAGCATGACCACCAACGAGCAGTACCACGCCGACCCGGCCATCAGCGCCAGCCACCTCAAGGCGGTGATGCAGTCGCCGTATCACTACTTCAGCCGCTTTTTAGACCCGCAGCGGCCAGTGATAGAGCCCACCGCTGCTATGCGGTTTGGTTCGCTGGTGCATTGCGTAGTGCTAGAGCCAGATTATCTGCTACAGCGCTATGGCGTTGCACCCGACCGGCGCACCAAGGCCGGTAAGGAGCAGGCGGAGCGAATGGCTGCGGATGGCATCGAGGCTGTCACCGAAGCCGACATGGCGCTTGCGCTTAGCATGGCCGCCAGCGTCCGCCAGCATCCTTACGCCGCAGCGCTGCTAGCTGATGGCAAAGCTGAGCAGTCGTTTTGGTGGGATGACAAGACAACCGGTCAGCGGTGCAAATGCCGCCCGGACTGGTATCAAAGCACCACCATCGTTGACTTGAAGACCTGCTCAGACGCAAGTCCTAGCGCCTTTGCTCGTGCGTGCGCTACCTTCGGCTACCATACGCAGGCAGCGCACTACCTCAACGGCACCTTTGCGGATCGGTTTGTCTTCATCGCGGTAGAGAAGACCTATCCGTATGCCGTTGGCGTGTACGAGCTTGATGCTGACGCCATGGCTGCTGGTGCTGAGCAATGCCGCATTGGCTTGCAAACCATCAGCGACTGCCGTGCTATCAATGAATGGCCTGGCTACACCACCACCTGCGACACCATTGAAATGCCCAAATGGGCGCTATCTACGACCCCAACCATTGACTTTTGATGAGCAACCTCACTCTTTGGACGCCAGAACAAACCCAGCTAATTTCAACGACCATCGCCCCTGGCTGCAGCAACGATGAGCTGCGGCTGTTTGCCTACGCTTGCCAGCGCACCGGGCTGGATCCGTTCAGCAAGCAGATCTACGCCATCAAGCGCGGTGGCAAGATGACTATTCAAGCCGGCATCGACGGTTTGCGTGCTATTGCCGAACGCACTGGCCAGCTTGATGGCAGCAAAACGTACTGGTGCGGCGAGGATGGCGCCTGGTCTGATGTATGGCTTGGCAGCAAGCCACCTGCCGCGGCCAAGACCGTCATCCACCGCAAAGGCAGCCAGCATCCATTTGTTGGCGTGGCACGGTTTGCCGACTACAACGCCGGCCAAGGGCTGTGGTCCAAGATGGGCGCCACCATGATCGCCAAATGCTCCGAGGCATTGGCGCTCCGCAAGGCATTCCCTGCGGATATGTCTGGTGTGTACAGCACCGACGAGATGGATCAAGCGGTAGAGCCCGTCACTGTCACCAGCAATGCAGCGCCAGCATTACCTGCAGGTGACGCAAAAGTGTTCCAAGCCGGCAAGGTGGCTATTGCCAAGGCTGACACCATGGACAAGCTGCAGGAAGTCACCAAGCGCATGGAGACACGCAAAGGTGACCTAAGCGAGGAGCAAAACCAGCAACTCATAGAGCTTGCACTGGCTAAGGAGACAGAGCTGCAGGAGGACCCATTTGCTGATGACTGAACCATTCCTGACCACTAATGAACTGGCAGCACGTTGGGGGTTAAAGCCAGCAGCCATCAAAAACCAACGTCTGCGTGGCATCGGGCCTAGTTACTACACCATCCCGCGCAGGTATTGCCCTGCTGGTACACCTCGCGTTCGCTACCCACTCGCTCAAGTCTTGGCTTTTGAGGAAGCCAATGGCATCACCCCACTTAACTAACATGAGTCTTTACGCAACTGGCATTATTCGCTTGATTACTGAGCCTGCAATGCGCACCTTTGATAGCGGCACTGCCGTCACCAACTTTGCTGGTGGCATTCAAGAAGGCAAAGACAAAGATGGCAACTGGATCAATAACGCCATCGACTGCGAGATCTGGGGCAAGTCCGCTGAGCTGATTGTTGATAAACTCAAGAAAGGCGACAGCATTCTTGTCAGCGGCAATCTCCGCCGGCAAGAGTGGAGCGATAAGGAAACCGGCGCTAAGCGCAGTAAGCATGTGCTGAGCATTGCCCGCTTTGAGTTTATGCCCCGCACCACTGGCCCCGCAGAGGAGGCTGTGTTCTGATGAACGAAACCACCCTCAAGATTGCTTTTAAGGAGTGGTGGGAGGCGTCCTACGGGCGCCCTCCCGGCACCCATGCAGTCATGACCCACGTTGCTTTTGCGGCGCACATGTTGCGACTGCTAGAGCTGATGAATGACGCCTAGAGGCTTAGCAGTGCAAATCTCATGCCCTCAATGTGGCGGCAAAAATACTTATGTGGTTTGCACCTATCACACCGAACGCCATGAGTTAATTCGTCGCCGTCATTGCAGGTTTTGCGACCACCGTTGGTATACAAGTCAGCAACCAGAACAACCGCTCAGCAAGTACCGCATCAAATGGAAACCAGGTAAGCGCATTGTTGATCTAACCGATGACCCCTAAGCGCATCCGCAATCGCACCTTAAACATCCGTGTTACAGATGATGAAATTGCACTAGCCCGCAAGCTAGGCAATGGTAATGCGTCACATGGTTACCGATTAGCCGTGCGTTACATGGCAGAGCGCTCCATCCGTGGAATCCCGCTTAGTACAATGCTCCGGGCTGCAGCGCAAATGGCTGCTGAACTTGAAGACGCGCCTAAACACGGCAGAACACCCACCACTAGACCTCAATGACAATCCTTTCGGATTACGAAATCTTTGG